AGTGAGGGTCGTCTTGATGGCGTTCCACACGGTCGTGATCACGGTCCTGATGCCATTCACCGTATTCGTGACCACCGTCTTGATGGTACCCCAGACCGTGGAAATCACTGTGGAGATGCCGGACATGACGGTTGTGACCACCGTCTTAATGGCATTCCAGACAGTCGTGATGATGGTCTTAATGGTATTAATGATCGTGGAGATGACCGTTTTTATGGCACCCCATACCGTCATCTGCCCGGACTTGATCCCGTTCGAAACAGTATCTACGGTGCCCTTGATCGCGTTCCATACCGTTGTGATGATGGTTTTGATCGTATTGACCACTGTAGAAACCACGGTTTTTATGGTATTCCATACCGTTGTGACGACCGTTTTGATTCCGTTCACCACGGCTGTCACATTAGCCTTGATCGTATTCCAGGCCGTAGAAATCACTGTGGAAATCGCGGTCATTATGGTAGAGATCACAGTTTTGATCGTATTCCAGACGGTCGAGATGTGGGTTTTGATGCCGTTCACCACTGTGGTGACCACCGTCTTGATGGCATTCCACACGGTTGAGAAGATTGTCTGAATGCCGTTCAGCACCCCGGTGAAGAAGGCCTTTATTCCGTTCCAAACCGTGGTGGCCGTCGTTTTGATCCCATTCCAGGCATTCGTGACGAAGGTCTTTATCGCCGTCCATACCGTCGTAAAGGTCGTTTTGATCGTGGTCAGCACCGTCGTAAAGAAACCAGAGATAGCATTCCATACCGTGGTCGCTACCGACTTGATGCCGTTGATCGCGTTCGTGAAAAACGTCTTGATACTGTTCCAGGTATTGACGAAAAAGGTCTTCACGCTCGTCCATACCGTATCCCAATCCGTGCCGAACCAGCCGAGGAACACATTGGCAATGTTCTTCAGCATGTTGAGGACCGTAGAGAAAACGGATTTGATTCCGTTCCAGATCCCGGAGAAAATCTCCTTGACGCCGGTCCACGCCTGCTCCCAGTTTCCGGTGAAGATCCCGGCAAACACATCGAATAGGCCGGTCAGCACATCCAGTACGGTACCGAGGACCGTAGAGATTACTTCAAAAGCCGCCTCGAAAACGGGAGCCAGCACCTGACAGAAACCATCCCAGATGGCTTTCAGGACTTCGGTAATGTTTTTAAAGTCAAAGCCGAGGGCATTGAGCCGGTCGGTGATTCCCTGGGCAAAGGCCTGGAACTTGGCCTTGATCCCTTCCCAGATCGCAATGATCTTATTGCGGAACTCCTCGTTGTTCTTCCAGAGGTTTACAAAGGCAGCAACCAGAACGGCGATCACAGCGACAACCGCCATCACCGTTCCGGACACACCACCGAGGGCCACCTTCAGAGCTTTGAATACACCACCGGATTTCTTCACGGCGCTGGTCACTTTCAGCACACCCTTGCCCAGCTTGGCAAAGCCCTTCATAGCTGTACCGACCTTGGTAACGACCGTACCCAGCACCACCAGCAGCGGGCCGATGGCTGCCGCCAGGGCAGCGACTTTCAGGATGGTCTTCTTCTGGGCCTCGCTCATGCCGTTGAGCTTATCCACAAAAGCCTGCACCTTGGAGACCACGGCGCGGATGGCGGGCATGAGCAGTTCACCAAAGGAAATGGCCAGCTCCTCCAGCTGAGACTTCAGGATGGTGAGCTGACCTTTCAGATTGTCCTGCATGGTCGCCGCCATCTTCTCAGAGACGCCGTTGTACTCCTCCACCCATTCGATGCCCTTCTCCAGCGCCTCGGACATGGGGATGATCGCGCCATCTTTGGTCTTCACAAAGGTGTCGGAACAGGTATCAATGGAGGAGGACAGCTTTTCGATGTCTTCCGGAGCCGCGTTCATGAGAGCGAGGAAGCCGGACATGGCGTTCTTACCCACCAGCGCCTCCGCCGCCTGCGCCTTCTCAGATTCGGTCATCTGAGCAAAAGCGCCCCGGCAGTCACCCAGGATGTCCGTCAGTCCTCGCATGGACCCATCCGCGTTGGTGGTCTGGATGGTCACATCGCCCAGCGCCTTACCGGAGAGCTTCACCTCGCCGGTCAGGTTGTTCATGATGGTACGAAGGGCCGTACCGGCCTGGCTGCCCTTGATACCACTGTTGGCCATGAGGCCGATCGCTTCAGCTGTGTCCTCTGCGGAGAAACCCAAGGCACCGGCGATAGGCGCACAGTACTTGAAGGTTTCGCCCATCATGGACACGTTGGTATTGGCGTTGCTGGATGCCGCCGCCAGGATATCTGCGAAGTGACCGGAGTCCTCGGCCTTCAAGCCAAAAGCGGTCAGAGCGTCGGTTACGATATCCGAGGTCGTCGCCAGGTCTTCACCGGAAGCCGCTGCCAGGCTCATAATGCCGTCGATACCGGAAACCATGTCGCCGGTCTTCCAGCCTGCCATGGCCATATATTCGAAGGCAGATGCGGCCTCGGTCGCGGAGAACTTTGTCTTGGCACCCATCTCACGGGCCTTATCCCGGAGGGATTGCAGGTCCTCTCCGGTCGCACCGGAAATCGCGGAGACCTTCGACATTCCTTCATCGAAGTCAGCCGCTGTCTTTACCGCCGCCGTGCCAGCCGCCAGAATAGGAGCCGTCACATGAGTGGTGAGGGTCTTACCTGCACTGGTGATCGACTGGCCGACCTGCTCAAACTTGCCACCGACCTCTTCGATCTTTGCCAGGGTGGCGTTGGTGGAAGACGCCTGGGATTCCAGGGTCTTTAGCGCCTGCTCCGTTTCCTGGATCTCCCGCTGCAGCGCATCATACTGTTCCTGGGTGATCTCACCCTTCTGCAGCTGTTCATTGGCCTGCTCCGCCGCCGTCTTCAGGGTGGACAGCTTTTCCTTAGTTTCCTTGATCGCGTCTCCCAGGAGGCGTTGCTTCTGTGCGACCAGCTCGGTATTGGAGGGATCAAGCTTCAGCAGTTTTTCTACATCTTTCAGTTGAGACTGCGTGCTTTTGATTTCCTTATTGACTCCCTGCAATGCAGTGGTCAGTTTTGTGGTATCGCCGCCGATCTCAACGGTAATGCCTTGAATTCTGCCAGCCATGGATCATCCCTCCCTTCTGCCTGCGTTCAGGCGGTTATTCGGCAGCACCTGGCTGCAAAAAGGGAGCCAATGGATGTTCAGCCATCAGCTCCCGAGTACGTTTCAGGTTCTTTTGTTTGAGGGCTTCTGCCCTGCGGATGAAGGATTCCTTCACCGGCTTCATCCGGATCAGATTTCGCATCCTGGTATATTCCGCAATGTCCGCCCGGAGCGCTGAGTCCGTTGCACACACCGGATAGACCTCGCCGCATGCTGGGCACCGGAAGAAGGTAAATTCGATATCGCCCTCCAGATAGGTCTCCGGCGTGATGGAGTCTGACACGGCAGAGCACTTGTCGCATTTGATCTGCATGGTTTCCTCCCGTTTCAAGAAATGAAAACAGAACTACGTGAAATTTTTGCGTAAATACGCACTTTTTTCACTTAGAACTTGTCGAAGTCCGACTGCGAGGCCTGCTCCTTCCATTCCATGGAGTCTCGGCTCTTCTCGTTGAACATGTCGTTGACGCTGCCGATGGTCAGAAGGTCCAGGTCGGCAATATTCAGCCCCAGTTCCACACAGCGGAGCATAAACAGAGCGGTTGTCATCGGCCGCTCTGTCTTTCTCAGTTTTTTCTTGCGGGCACCGTGGTCTTGATGTTCATGCCCCACAGGTCGATCAGCTCCGGCAGGATCTGATAGATACTGAAGGTGTTGAACTGATCGAGCCATTCATCAGGTCCGTCGTACTTCTCCTCCGGATGCGCCGCCGCATACATGACGTAAGCGAGATCCTCAAACATCTCCAGGGAAAAGCCGTCCAGCGTGGAGGCCTCCTCGTCCTGATCCTTGATGGTATCGTTCAAAACCATCAGGTCCTTGTACACATCGCGTCCGAACCAGTTTCTATAGATACGGGGGATCGCAGCGGAGGCTTTGAACTCTACGGGTTTGCCGTCTATTTCGATCATTTTAGTAACTGCCATGGTGTTTATCTCCTCTCAAAACTCATGTAGGGAAAGCGGGGAGTATTTCATCCCCGCCATCAGTTTCAGCCCTGGGGCTCATCGTTGCCGCTCGGCTCTTCTTCCTCTTCCGGAGCTTCAGCCGGAGGCATATACACCGCGTCATACCAGGCATCGTACACCGCCTTGCTGGTG